AAAAAGAAATCACCATATTTAACCATATTTCTAACCCAAGGCCATAAATTGAATTCTACATTTACAATATCATAGAATAAATTAGTTAAGATATCTTTAATATGGTCGTTATTTGTTTTTATTTCTATAACTCTACCATACTCATTTCTACTTGTTGATTCGTCTGCGTAAATATCTAATGCGGATGTAATAATTGGGTCATTATCCATAGCATCATAATCTCTAAATAACTCTTGTCTTATTTGTTGATAAGCCAAATAGTTTTCAAATGTATTGTTCATTGCCGATGAATGCAATCTCATATACCTATCTCTAAGATTAGTAGCTATTGCTTGGGTTTCATCAAAATCAATTACCTTTAACTTTCCACCTTGGTTTCTTACGATAACCGCTGTTGAAAAAAGTTTCTTTAACCTGCCGTAAAATGAAGTATCTGCCATATTATATTATTACCATTTTCTACAAGACCAATAGTTTGCTTTGGTTCTTGGTCCTGGATTAGTATCACAATGCATTCTTGCTCTAAATGATTTTCTTCTCTCAGGATTATTTTTTTTAATCACCATTCCCTTTTGTCCAAAGTTAACTTTAATAACTTTTCCAGCTGGGTTTTTTACATATACTTTAAACTTTTTAACATCACCTTGCATTGGTTTGCCTAGTTTAACGCTTTTACCTTGATATTCTGCTTCATTTAAAGATTCATTGTATGCATCTTTTTCTTTCATTTTTGTTTTTAAGAAAGAAATAAAATCATTTAATTCATCTTCATATTCACTATCAACATCATATTCATCTACATCATCATCTATATCTTCTTTTATCTTACCAAATGCCATTGCGTATGGGTCGGAATAAATTCTACCTAATTCAATTTTATTTCCGTTTTCAAATGTGTGTGAGTTCTTTGTTAAAGGTAAACCAAAAAACTCATATAAAAAATTTTTATTCATATTATTTTTCTATCTTTATAATATATAAATATTATATTATTTAATAAGCCACCTTAAATCATCAAAATCATCTTTACCTATATTCATTCTATATGGGTCTTCTCTTAAATCGTTTTGCGTATAAACTGGATTATATTCTGTTTTAACAAATCCATTTAATGCACTTTGTGCTAATGAACCTCTTTCGTTTCTCAATCTTAATGCAGTATCTCTAACCCATAATCCAATACCTAAGGCCATTGTAAGGTCATCATTGTAACCCCTTGCTGCTTCCGCTCTACCATTGTTCCATATAAAAGTAAATAACTCATCTATGGTTCTCTTAGAGTGTATAATAACCGATTTATCTTTCATATATTGGTCAATCTTAGAAACAATCATAGGTCTTGTTTTAGATGAAATTGTAAAACCAGGAATCATTTGTTTTTGTTCTCTATAATATTTGTTAGTCCATTGTGTATTAACATCTACATATTGAACATCTTTATTACTCCAAAATAAATTCTTATAATCTCTATCTAATATTTGTTGTATTGTTGCCCATCCGATATTTGCATTATCTACAATTAGTAATGCATCGTTGTAATCGGTTGCTATACTGATTAACATATTACCAAAATCTGTTGGTTCTATTTTACCTTTATACTCTGCAACTTGCTCCATTGATTCTATATCTATGATGTGGAATGCTGAATAATCATTACCATCTCCTCTACTTACATCTGCTGTTACTACATATGAACGATTGTAATCCGGTTTTTTCCATAACCATATATTACCATCAAACCCAGTCTTTTCAATTGGGTCACATACGTTATTTTCACTATACCATATTAAAAGGTCACCATCAATTACGTTATCACCGGATGAAATAAAATCACAATCACATTCTTGTGCGGCTTGTTTATCTCCTAATTGTTGTGTTTGTTCATCTCTCCAATCTTGTTCTCTATCCGGATGAACCGTCCAGTGTAGTTTGATAGGATTGAATAAATTCTCACCATTTTCTGAACCAACCCACATTCTATGAAACCAATTACCCACACCATTAGGAGTAGATAGTGCAATACAATCACCACCGGTAGCTAAAGTCAATTGAGTACCAGTCCATATCTCATCAATATAATCAATAAATGCTGCCTCATCAAATACTAAAAGGGATAGGGCTTCAGAACGACCAGAGTCAGGTTTTGAAGATACTGCTTTTACTTGTGAACCATTTTTTAATCTAAGGGAAAGTTTGTTATCTTCTGATTCGGCAACTCTTAACCATACAGGTAAAAGTTGGTTCATCGTTCTAACTTTTAATACTAAGTTCTTTGCTACATCTTGTTTGTTCGCAATAATAAGAACGTTGAAATCATCATTAAATATCATTTTCCATAGTGCATAACCTGCTACTAATGTTGATATACCTAACTGACGTGATTTAAGAACAATGTTATATCTATGTTCTTTAAAATTGGTTAAGGTATCTTCTTGAAATGGATATAATTCAAATGGTATTTTTCCTCTAATTGGATGCTGAATTTTACAATATTTTTTCATAAAGTATACCGGATCACCGGCACACTTTTGATATTGTTCCTTAATTACATCCTTTAGGGATTTTTGAGGAGTATTCATTATTTTCTCAATCTAATCTTCCAATACACACCACCACCAATATAAGGTGCTAATTTACCACTTGTTCCATCTGTTGTTCTATTTGCAACACCAATTCCCAAATGATATATTTTATCTGCTTTTGTATTAATTAAAACACCAAATCCTAAATGAGATATAACATCTGCTTTATTAAATCCACCTTCTAAACCATAATACATTTTAGTTTTAGGTAATTCTTTTACAATTGTAGTATTAGTAATTACTTTTTCTTTAACATTAGCAACAAACTTTCTACCTTCAATTTTGTTTTTAGTAATTGTATCCGTTAAAAATACAAATCCTAAATTATCTGGTAAATGTAATGTATCATTGTAAATGTTTTTTGCAAAATAATCTCTTAAAATTAAATTTGTATCTACTACCGATGGAATAATTACTTCTTTAATTGTTTCATGTACAATATCTTCACCTTTTTTCCATCTCGTACTTATTTTAGGAATTTCAATTGTATCATGTATTTCTTTGATAACTTCATATGGTTTTCCTGCAACCATTATAGTTTTACCAATATTAATTTTACCACCCCTTAATTGGTAGAAAAATAAAGCTATTAAAGCTACCAATACTATGTTCTTAATCGTTGAAAATTTCATTATATTTCTCCTTTATTATATTCCAATCCTCATCTACTGCGGTTTGAAATTTGATTATTAATTCGTTTAGACCCGCTATATCTGAATCTAAATCTCTTTTTACTTTATCAATATCACCATCAATGCTCCATTTTTCAATACTACCATCTTCATTTACAATAGTAGGAATTGTGTCTGCATCTTTTCTAGCTTGTTCAAATCTTGCCAAATCATCTTTAATAGTACCCAATGCCTGTGAGTTCATTTTCCAATACTCATAGTTTTTATAAATACCTTCTAATCTAAGTTTTGCTTCTCTCTCTACTAAACAATCAATACAATATCCACTTTGTTTAATAAATCTTAAATTAGCACCTTTAGGATTAAATGTTTTACATTCTTTAGATTTACAAGTAGTTAATATATCTAAATATGCTCTTGCTTCATCGTATTGAGTAACTGCCATCTTAAATCCTTCATGTTGCTCCCACTCTTTACCATTTGCATCAAACCATTTATCCCCAACTTCTTTTTTTTCTTTTACTTTATCCCACCCCACCGTTGCGTTTCCACTTTCTCTACCATGCATTACATCTAAAATCTTTTTTCTACTCGGATGCATCCATGTCTTTTTATCCTTATTACCTTTGCTCTTAATTAACATAAATTATAACTTTATATATAAATATATATTTTTATCGGCTAAACTTAAAAATTCCCAAAATTTGGTTCAAAGGTGCAAATGCTCCCGTTAATTTATAAGCATTTCCTTTGTAACTAAATACGATTCCTTCACTCGGTACAATCTTATCAAATCCACCAATTGAGTTTAATCTACTTAATTCTTTTTCTAATTTTTTTATTTGAGTTATAGTTCCACCACTCATAATTTGGCTAGCAGTAGATTCTAATTCGGCTCTCATTGCTTGTAATGCTTTATCAGGTTGAGCAGTTAATACTGAACCCATAAATGATAATACCTCTGCACCCACTCCTAAAAAGATATCTTCAAACTTTCTAAGATTACCACTCATAATAGTAGTTTTAGGTCCTTTGTCAATTCCTTCTGCCCATGCTCTTGCTGCATCATCTTTGATATCACCTATTCTCATACTCTTATCATCAAATGCCCATCTCTTAACTAAACCTGCTTTTTCTAATCCTGAAATCTTTTTCTTTGATTTATCTACAAAATTTTCCCACCAAGCCTGATGATAATCTGCTACACCATCTTTATCTGTTAATCCAAATTCAGATTGTAATTTTGTAATCATTCCTTTAAACTTACCTTTCTGAGAACTTAATTCTTTTGTTTTTGGTAATTTAACAATTGGAGGTCCTTGTATTGTATATTTAGATTGAACATGTGCATTGATTTGTTTTAACATTCCACCTAACACACTCTCTGCACCATCTACTTTACCAATAGGATTACCTGCTTCATTGTATTCAACTGCATTATGAAAAACTAAAAGTGCTTGATTATAAGGAATAACGTTAACCGATGTAGGCCATATTACTTCTAAGTTTACAAATACTTTACCTTCTTTAAATATTTTATCTTTTTGTGCTTGTGATAATCCTCTAATTGCATTTTCCAAATCTTTCATTGCAAAATTATATGCATCGGTTAGTCCACCCCTACCACCGAACTTAGTTGCTACACCATTAATATCCATTGCATTTGCACCCGCATTTGCTAAGTGTCCTTTATTTCTTGCTGATATCAATCTACCATTTTTCCAACTTATTGCCAATGCTTGTCCATCGGTCTTCTCTCTAACCACTCCTAAATTACCATCTAATGCATTATTTACAATTGCTTTTAAATCACCAAATGATAAATTCATTCTAACATCAAATGGATGATTCATATGTCCATACGCACCACCTTCACTTATAATACCTTCTTCTACTTTTCTGAATGTTGTTGCTTGTTTACCATTAATTGTTGGCATTCCATGTGGGTCTTTACCTATATCTTTAATGGTTACTTTTTTGTTTTTAAATTTACCCATTAAAACATCATCACCTTTATTAACATCTACATTTATATCTTCATCTATTTCTATTCCCGCTTCTTTTTCTACATCAGTAATTTCTTTGTACCCCATATTACGAAGTTCTCTAGCTATATCATTTATTGAACCATTATATTTTCCTAATACAGCTTGTGTAATTTTTCTTCTTATTGTGTAATTACCTTTTTTATATTTTAAAAGTATATTTTTAAAATGAATATCACTTGTACTCATTTCATTTATTTCTTTACCTTCGTATATTTGTTCGTTAGGTGGGGTTATTTTTTGAATAGTATGATTTGCTTTACCATTTTCTTCACCATGATTATGAATTGGTAAAACTCTATTTAATACATCTTTAGGTAAAGAATTACTTAATTGAGAATGAACTGTCCATCCTGGAAGTTTTGCTGTGTAATAATCTTGTTTATCAAATTCTTCCCATGCATTATTATGTTCACTACCTTTTGTTCCATTTGCACTATCTGCCTGTGAACTTAAATCCGCTGTTGTTTGATTTCCACCAAATGAACTAATACCCATATCACTCATTGCACCACTATCGGTATCTTCACTTATAATTTCATTTGCCATAGTGTTTGTATCACCATCTACCTTACCATCCTCTGAATCTTTAGTGTAATCTTGTACCGCACTTTCCCAAACATCTAACGGAATTTTACCATCTTTCATTTGTTGTGCAAAATATAAACCAAACCATTCTACAAATTTATCGTTATCACCATCTATTTCTGCACCAGCATTTTGAGCTACTTTACCAACACCATTTGTTATAATATCATCCGCAATATGTGCTGCTAAATGTTTTCCCAAATGTTGCATTAATGCTTTACTATGTTTATCTTTGTTATCTATTGATTTAATTGAACTGACTGATAATACTTGTGCCATTTTTTTAATAGCATCTTTTCCTTTATCACTCACAGGTTTACCATCAAACAAAGATGCTAATCCTTCACCTGCAAATTGATAAGTATGTCCTAAATGTTCCATTTCTTGTTTTACCGATGGAACTATATTTTGCATTGTGTTGTTAAGTGTTTTACCAATATTACTTCTTAATGGTGAATTTGCTTTGTGTTGACCTGTTTTGAATACCTGTTTAGCTTCATTGGGCATTTTACTAATATTATGCTTAATAGTTGCTGCTGTTACTTTAGGATTTTGTTTTGCTTTTGTATCAACTTGACCTTCACCATTATCAGTTGCATTTGTAATTCCTTTTGTTGGTTGTATTCCGTTTGTAGGAGTTTCTTTATTTGCATCTGCTGCTTTTGCTTGCACCCCAATATCTTGTGCGAATTGATTTGATTCTTTTACTAATTGGTCAATCGGCATATCAATTACTCTAACATTCATCATTGCTTCTCTACCACTCATTATTTCATGTGAGGTTACGGCTGCCCATCTATGATGACCATCTAAAACATATCCATCTGAACTTATATAAATTGGTGCGGTGATTCCTGGATTGTTAGGGTCTGCATCTAATGCTTTACTCATACCGGCTACCTTTGAACCTACTAATTCTGTTTGAGTTGCTTTCAATTGGTCTGCCGGAACTTGAGTTGGTTCTGATACTTTAATGCCTTTATCTTCCAACATTTTCTTAAACATTGCTTCGGTATCTACTTCACCATCTTTATCTTTTGGTAAGCCATCTGCAATTGAACCAGGTTGTGGTTTTCCTTTAAATTGAGGCATTTGTTCTCTTGGAATGCCTTTATTACCACCACAATATAAATTTGTTCCAGGAATTGTTATATCACATAAATTAAAGTTAGGTGCTTTTTCACCATTTGCTTTTGCTTCTGCTGATTTTTTAGCTAAATCATCAATTTTTATAGATACATCTCTACGTTGCTTAACTGATATTTTTCCTATATCCGATTTATCACTTACATTAAAATTAGGAATATCTTTTTTAACTTTATCTACCGAAACATTTTGTTGTTGTTGAGATTGTTGTGGTTTTTCTTGAGCTTGTGCAGGATTAGTTAAAGGTTTCTCTAATGGTTTTTGAGTTTTGTTTGTACTATTTGTACCATTTTGATTATTTGCACCAGGTGTTGGTTTTGCTCCAACTCTATTATTTGTACCGGTCATTGGTCCACCGGCATTTCTATTTTGTGGTTGTTGTGGTTTTACCGCCGGTCTTTGTTGTTGGTTTGGTTGTGGTTTTGCCCCACTTTTACCAACAATTGCCATTGCTGCTCTATATGCTGGATGATTCTTATCGTAATTTAATGCTGAACGAACTTTTACTTTTTCACCTGTTTCAGGATTATCTACTAATTGGTCTAACGTTTTTTCATCATATCCGCTACCTGCTGCACTTGCTTCGTTTAACTTTGTAATTAATTTAGTATAGATTGTTTTATCAAATTTACCAAAAAACTTTTCAAATTC